CTAGATTTACCTTTTTTCTTTATATCATTGTCTTGAGAATGACCACCCCTAATAAAAGAGTTAACTCTACCCATAGCCCAAGCTGCCATAGAAGCTGACTTACTTCCTGAAGACAAGTACGCACCTTGTCCACGCCTGTATACTTGTGCCAGTTGCCCATATGTATACTTACTATTCGCAGCCTTCTTTTGAAGCGTTGCTTTAGTTTTAGCATTAATAGGTTTTCTAGCTGGTTTCTTCTTCGCCATTTTTTATCATCTCCATATTTGCATTATAGTCAATAACAAATTTTTCTACTAAAGCATCTATTTTAGACACATTAGGTTTTTTTTGTATAAGAACACTACCACATGCTTCGGCAAGGTCCATTGACCATTCTTTAAGTAGCTGTGGGCTACTAAAGATATTTCTCCTTGTTTTTATTTTTTTACCCATTAGTAAAGTTTAGAACGCTTTTTCTTACTCTTCTTCTTGGCTTTTTTCATTTTTTTTCCGTACATTAATTCTCCTTCGTATACGAACATTATATTGTGTACAACCAAGATTAACACAAATCTTATAATTTTGCGTTAACTTAAACTCTCTGTTACAAAGTTTACACTTTGTGATTTCTCGCATTATATAATTATAAAGGAGATGGGCTAGGTTTTCCTCCTTTACCTAGCTTGTCTCCACTTTTTGTAAAAGATGATAACTTACGCTTATCGAGTGTATGACCCCTGTAGCTCGTAAGTCCGCTATAGGCACTATCAAAGAGCGTGAAAAAAAATTTTTATTTTCTGCATCTACTACCTTGTATGTACCTTCTATAAGCCAGTCCATAATGTATGGAACTAGCTCATCAGGATTCCAGTAAAGAAGTTCGTTGGTTGGGTATATCCAGTAGAAGAGAAAGTCAGGGAATGTTTTTAATGCACATCCTATACGCTTATCTGTATCCCCATACACTACTTGTACTTCTAGTGCTACATTCCCTGTCTCCTCCGCCCTGGTGTCAGTTTTTACTTCTACATACCGACAACCGAGTTCATTGTTAATTATAAAGAAGTCTGCCCCTTTTTTCTGTTCTTCTTCTTTTGCATCCCTTACGATAAATTTAGTCTTACCTTCATCTTGTTGGGATTCATAATAATATCTAACTAACTGTTCACCTTTCTTACCGACAGCTAGCTGTTCTTCAAAATCAAACATTTATCCTCCTGTAACTTGAATAAAATTATTATAGCACTATAGTGAATTTAACAAATAGTTTTTAATGACTACAGTGTTACAGGTAAGAGCTATCGGTACGGCAAAAAGCTGACTGCATCTACCAAGATGGACTGGGATTACCACAAAGTCAGTACCCAAGGACACTAGAAAATTACTAACTCAGCTTCAATAATATGCGTAGCATATATGTCCGCTACTGCCCGAAACCACCCCCATAAGCGTACTATAGAAAAAAGAGTTTTTAACTTCTTTTTTTACTGTAAGTGTGCTAATATACTACATTAGGTAGTTAGTTAACTTATGGGATGTTTTCTCACTGTAACCTGTAACTTACTCTAGCGATAGAGTTTCTTAAACACTTATAGGATTAACTAGCTACCTTTTTTTATGTAGAGGAAATTGCCAGTAATTATTGGATATGTTACATAATAGACACACCCCCCACCCACATTAACACTCGCTGTGAACTGTTGTCACTAGCTCCAACTTAACCATTGCCCGCAGTTTATAGCAACACACCCATTGAGGGTGTATTGGAGCGTAATTCTTATGTATAGTAATAGTATGTCGTATTTTGTCTTACAAACAACAGCCCTTGCATTAAAACGATACA